ATGTGCGGCCGCATAACTCAGTACCGCTATCCCATCGAGTACACCGAGCCGCTCGGGCTAACGGTGATGAGCGGCTTGGATCCGGTACCGATCGGCCGGTACAACGTGCCTCCGCAGTCGAAGGTTCAGCTACTGCATCAGGATGAGGATGGTTTGCGCTTGGACGCCGTGCGCTGGGGATACGCCCCATTCTGGGCGCAGGGGAATCGGCCGCCGGCGATCAACGCCAGGGTGGAGACAGCCGCGACGAGCAAGTTCTTTCGCGACATCTGGAAGACCGGCCGCGCAATCGTGCCTGCGGACGGCTGGTATGAATGGAAAAAGGACGTCGCCGACCCGAAGGTCAAGCAGCCCTACTACATCACGCTGCGAACGAGCGAGCCGATGTATCTAGCAGCGCTCGGCCAGTTCCCGCGCAGCGGTCATATCGAGGCGCGCGAAGATGACGGCTTCGTGATCATCACCGCATCAAGCGGAGCGGGCATGCTCGACATCCACGATCGCCGCCCGCTGGTATTCTCGCCCGAGTGCGCCGCCCATTGGCTAGACCCTGACCTGTCACCAAGCGAGGCCGAGGACCTGGCGACTGAGCATGGCCTCTGCATTGAGGTGTTCGACTGGCACCCCGTCAGTCGAGCCGTTGGCAACGTGAGAAATGATGGGGCGCAGCTGATCAAGCGCATCAGCGATCCACTCCTCTAGCCGATCATCTGACGCGCTTCCCGAATGATAGACTCAAAACACTGTATGCCAATACAGTATTTGCATGGACATATCCGACCTCTCGTTCAAGCGCCTCAGCGTTGGCCGCTGGCTTGCCGCCTTGCATGACAACCACGTCTGGCGGCAGCTGGCCGACGAGCACTATGCCTATTTGCGCGACCGAGCGAACGAGCTGCTGCAACTCGGCGAGATTACTCGCGAGACACGCAACCGCCTTGCGCTCGCCGCCTACGAGCAATACCAAGCGTATGCCCGCTTGAACGCTGAGGCGGCCGAGCGGTACCACTGGCACTACACCTATCAGGTTTTCGAGGGCGATCAGTTGGTTGCATCAGTCGGCCCGGAGGGCCATTTGCAATGCCCCAACATGATGCTGCTGGGCTGTATTCGGGATGACCCTTTCCAAGGGTTGCAGCTCACCCGCAGCGTGGACTACAGCACCGAGGTGATCGGCAAAGTCGAGGGGCTACTAATCAAGCGCACAGATGGAACGATGTGGCGTCTAGTGCTGAGCAACGCACCGGCCAAACGCTGGGGTGCCGATCCGTACTAGTGAGACCGCCGGCTGTTATCGATTGGTATCGAACGCCACCACGCCCTGTCCGAGCGGTATCTACTCAGCCTCGGGTGCGCCTGGTTTACAGATTTCAATCCGCGCTTTGGCGCCGACCTTGTGCTACTCGCCTCGCACCCCCAAGTCGATCAAAGCTGCATCGCGCGGTACAACAGACGACAATTGAATCCATCCATGCCATCGTGTCTGTCACGAGCTACGCGTTGAGCTTCGGACAAACGGCGAGCAGTCCTATTCCTACAGTTACAGCGGAAGTGGATTCCGCAGGCCAAGTATTTCGCATCTCCGACGCATGCGGCACGACTTAGGGAAACAAAGGTAGAGCGCGTTATTTGCTAAGGTGCCCCCGTGAAAGCGATGAACCAACCCACCGCCTTTCTGTTTCTGCGAGATTATTTCAGCCCCTTGGTATTTCACGCCTCGATGGACTCACCATCCACCGTAGAAGTGACCCTCACCGACCCGATGTCTGGCGACAAAATCGCCATGCCGGGTATCTCATGCGCTACATCGCTCACCTGCGAGGACATTTTTGTTTTGATCCACGCTATCGAATCTAGACTGGCGAAATCGATGCCAAGCTTTCTCGCCAAGCTGAATCTATCTCGACGTCAGATGTAGCCCGCAAATCCTGCCATCCTGTGGCGGCCACCTCACGCCGGTGTAATCCCGCCCAAGGTAGCAGGCACGGCGGGCATGGTCAGCCTGTTCCGCCACTGCTAGACCCTGCCCCCCATCTAAACAAGCACACCGGCGAACACGGCGGCCGCGTCTGCCGGTACCGTCTGCGGGCTGCTATCGATCAGTATCGAACGCCACCACGCCCTCTCCGAGCGGTATCCACTCAGCCTCAGGTGCGCCCGGTTTACAGATTGCGATCTGCGCTTTGGCGCCGACCTTCGGCTCAGCTGGGGAAATGGCGGCGTGGCGATAAGGCGTGTAGTCCGGGGGACTCATGTAGGAGCTGGCGGACCGATGAAACTCGAAGATGCCGTGCTTGCCGGAGCTGCCAATCTGGCGATCGAGCGTATAGGTCAGGCCCCCGTCCATTCGCAAAAGCAGCATAACTTCCCCCAAGCAAAGCGCCTCATGATACGCCTATTGGCTGCCCTGCTCGGCGTTAACAGCCCGAACGGCCCTCGCCCATTGCTGCAGGTAGGCCAGCTTCTCCTGGTCGCTGATCATTCCGGCTCGGATATCCCAAACAGCGCGTCCAGCTGCTGCACTGAGTTCGACGCTGGCTGCATCGCCCACGCTGCCGGGGCCGGTGGTGGCGGACACGATGGCGTCATTACGGGCGAGGGTGACTTCGATCCGCAGGCGGCGACGCTCATCGTCAGCAGAGCTATACAGGCGCTCAAGGCGATCGTTTTCGGTGAGTGCATGGTTCAGTTTCTCGGTTGATTGTTGGTCGGCGTCGGCCAGGCGCCGCTCAAGGTCCTGCCGGTCGGCCTGTTGCTGGAGGATCACCGCAGCATTCGCCTCGGCTACCTGACGCAGAAACACCTGGTGCTCGACATCCTTCTCGGCCAGCCGCTTGCCGTAGGCGTTGTCCTGCCACTGCCACGCGGCACCGAACGACAGGGAGCACAGCACGAGGACGGCCACACCTGCAGCGGCCAGCTTGTACTGCTTGAGCATGGCGATCATGCGAACACCTCCTGCCCCGCCCGCCATAGCGCAAGGCGCTGCGGCTGGCCGTGCGTGCCGCCGTTGATGCGGCGGGTGATATCGGTGAAGCGGCCGGCGTCGGCGAGTTCGTTGAGGCCGTTGCTGGCCCAATACCACGCGGCGGACAATGCGGCCCATTCGGGCTGCTCGAGCAGCTCGGGTTTCGTCAGCAGATCCGCGCCGATGGCATCGCCGCAGGCGCGGTAGTTGTCGCGCCCGGTGAGCTGGATCAGCCCTCGCCCGCGGTAGCGCCAGCCATCGCCGCTCGCCGTCGGCCCATTGCCCAGGCGACCGGCATAGACATCGTTGGCGATGGCCTCGGGCCGGCGCGCCAGCCGCTGCGCCAGTGCGTTCGGCTGCCCATCGGCCGCGCGGAATCGCGCTGGCCAGGTGGCGACAAGGCCGGCGGCACTGTAGTTGAGGTTCTCCACCAGCCGGCGCAGGTGACCGGACTCATGCCCGACTTGCGCCAGAAAAGCCGCACGCCGTACCGGGCTGTCGATGCGGTAACGGCTCATGGCCTGGTTGAGCGCAGAAACAAAAACGCCCGCGACGGGGCGGGCGTTGGGGAGGATGCGCAGCAGCTGCTGCTCAGTCAGTGGCCGCATGGTTTCTCCAGGCGAAAAAAAGCCCGCATAAGCGGGCCCGGGAAAACCACATCCACGCGGAAGGAGCAGCGCGAGTAGTGGCTTAATGATGTCATTAAAGCGTGAACTCTGTCACTATTGGTGGCTGACATTTAACGGAGTAGTTATGGCTCAGCTGTACAACGAGCGCCGCAAGTCCCCGACACTACGAAACCATGTGCAGGCGCTGCTGGATGACGGAGCGGCGATAGCGGCGCGCGAGCCCCTGCAGCTGACCTACAAGGGCAAAACGCTGTGTGTCCGCCACGGCATTCTGTTGTGCGAGCCGACGCCCGAGGCGCTGACGGACGCGCTTGAAGCGCTCGCCTGCGGCCAACGGGAACGACGGGCACAAGCACTCGATGTCTGTTTGCAACAGTTGGATGCCGCACTGGCACCCTACCCATCTCTGCGCGATTTACGACCTTCCCGCGCTGAGGGGCGCGCCGCCGTAATCGGGTGAGCATCCCGCGGCCTCGATCATCTGTGGCAGCTCGCGGCTGATGCGGTCATAGGCATGGTTGGCTCCCATGTAGGCGCCGATCAGGACGCACCCCAGGCAAGCCGCCACTGCGCTCACAATCCGTTTGGCAGATCGTTTCATCGCAATTCCTTTTGCGATCAGGTTGAGCGTCGATCATGCCGCATACGCAACGGGCATCGCGTGCGCCAGCGCACAGCTGCGCTGGTATCAGGAAGGCGCCACGCTGACCACGTTCGACGCTGGCCCCTCGCCGGAGCTGTTGAACGCCGTGACGTAGAAGTCGTTGGTGTTGCCTGCGGACATACCGTAGATCTTTGCCGACAGCGAGGTTGTCTCCGCCTTCAGCGAGTACGCTCCGCCATTCGCGCGCATGTACACCCGGTACCCGGTAGGCGTGCCGCCAGACGATGGGGCCAGCCACGAAAGTTCGTAGTAGAGCGCCGGGTCGTAGCCGCTGGCGACGTAGGTGAGGCTGCGCGGCGCCGCTGGCGAGTCGACCTTCCGAGTAAACCCCGCCACCACACCGGGCATCATGCTGCCACCGTTTGACCGATCACGTCCCATACGTCCGTGGCGACCTTCTTGAGCGTCACGGTCATTCGGGCGGTCATGCTGAGCGTCCCGCCCGATGGGGCGTTGAGGGTAACGCCGCTGGCGGCGGCCAGCGTGACGGTGCCGAGCGCTCGGATGGTGATTTCTGTCCCGATCTCGAACGCCACCGAGGCGTTGGCCGGAACGGTCAGGGTGATGGCACTCGTCGTGCCGGGGCGCACGTAGTTCCAGGCGTCCGTCAGCGCCAGCGTTCGGGTTGTTGCCGTGCCGATGAAGGTGGACTTGTCCTGTTTGGCGGCAGGGTTGAAGTTGCCATCGTGCCAGAACTCCTTCCAAGCGGAGTCCGCGTCACCTTTTGACCTGAAGAACGCGCGCCCCAGGCGCATCGCCAGCTGCTGTTCAATGGTGCCGGTGACGCCGATAGACAGCCCGCCGCAGATGGTCGAGCCAAGCGGTCCATCGGTCCCAGCCCGTAGGAAGCGGGAGCCCTTCAGTACCTCGAAGCCTTCGCTCGCGGAAGCGGTTAGCAGGTTCGCTGCCCCAACGGCCAGCACGGCGCCGGTGGTGGTATCGGTTGCGCTGGTTTGCACATTCGCGTTCGCCGCTGTGCCCAGCAGGTTGAGCCTGGCTTGAATCTTCCCCAACGCCGACAACACGGTATCAGCCGCCGTGACTGCCGTAGACACAGCGAGACTCAGCCCCGTCAGCACCGTGTTGCGCACGCGGTGTTCGCTGAAATACAGGTTCGTCGAGCCTTCGGCCAGGGCGTCGGTCGTGCCCGGCGAGGGGTTGATTTCGGCGTAGACGGAGCCGGTCCAGCGGTACTGGCGCGTCGGGTTCGCGGCCGTACCCTGGTTGATGGCGATGTAGATTTTCCCGCCCTCGCCCGTGGCAGGAAATTGCGCCGTGGTGGCGAACTCCAGCACGTCGTCGACGTAGCTCGGCAACTGGCTGGGCGGAATCCGCGCGAACTCATCCAGCGTCGGGATGCCGCCCGAAACGCCGCGCTCGCTGGTGTTGATCTTCCCGTCGAGCGCCGTCTGCAAACCAGTCACGGTGCTGATTGCCTGCGTGCCGGTATGGGTGGAACGGTCACGCAGCTGGGCGTCGGTGGCGTTTGCCGTTGCACCAGCGGCGATACCGTCCAGCTTGGTCTTCATCGCACTGGCCGACCACCAGGCAGCGACGGCCTGGAACACACGCTGCGCGGTCCATGCGCGGCGGGTCGTTGCGGTGCCCTGCTCTGCCTCTGCCTGGGTGACGGTCGTCGCCGTCCACTCGCGAGCGTCGGTGAGCCGCGGGTCGGTGTCATGCACGACGCCGGCCAGCGTGTCGCCAGTTGGCAGCTGTTTGCGTTGCCCGTTTACGAGCACGAGAGGTCGGCGGGCTGTCATCAGAGGGTTACCGGGTCGCTGTCATCGGTGACCAGTTCGGTGGCGGACTTCGCCGTGCCGACGTACTGGCTGATTTTGTTGGCATTGAGGGCGTCGGTTTCATCGAGCGGGGTGGCGGTTACGCCGCCGGCCGTGTCGAGGTAGTAGCGCGCGCCTGGGGTTAGGCCGGTCAGCGCGGAGTTGACGCCATCCATCGGGTAGACGGTCGCGGTCGCCGCGCTGGCGAAGGCCTCGGTCACGAAGCCGTCGGCTCGGCGGCCATTGCTGTTGTCCGCCAGGCGCACGGAGAAGGTGCCGGCGTTGTCGTGGAAGTTGACGAACTTGCCGGCGCCGATCGCTTCGGAGGCAACCGCCGACACCGTGTCGGCGCCGATACCCAGCGGCATCAGCGACAGGTCGAGTTTGCCGTCCGGGCCGGTGGCGACGATCTTTCCGGCGTCGGCCACGCCTGCAGAGGCGACCAGCGCCTCGACGAGTTTGCGCACGCCATTGGCGAGGGTCATGTAGCGAGAGGCCATGTTCAGTTCTCCAGATCGATGGGGTCTTGCAGGTTGAGGGTGATGCGGGTGGCGGAAGTGGCGGCGCCGAGCAGCACGCAGTAGCCATCTGCGGGCGGCGTTTGGGTCAGGCTGCCGTTAGCGCCGAGGTAGATGCGGCCAGGCAGCCAGTTCCAGCTGCTGTCCTCCAGCACGCCGGAGCGCTGCACGTTGACGGCGCCACCAGCCGGCGCGGCGGTGAGCGAGAGGCCGAGCAACAGGTCGATGTGGGTGTCGTCGCGGTAGTCGAGCGCGCGGACAAGGCCATCCAGCTCGTACACCGCACGCAGGGCGCTGAGGGTTTCGCCGGCTGTGCGTTGCAGGGCGCTGCCACCGGTTGGCCCGGGTGGGCCGGGCGGCCCTTGCTCGCCGACCGTGACGACGCTCATCTCTTCATCCGGCTCCAGCGCCACGGCGTACTCGACGCCGGCCTCGATGACCAGCACCTCCGGGTCGCCGCAGATGACGATGCTCATCGGGTGACCTCCGGGCCGACCGTAACGGCGCCCTGCAGGTAGCGCTGCACGGTGCCGTCCGGGAATTGCACCTCGAGGTCGTACACGCCATCGGTCCATGTCAGCGCGGCGGTTTGCGCGGCGCTGAGCGTGCGGGTGATGGTGCCCAGGCCGGTGATGGCGAGCGCACCGTTCTCGGTGGTCAGCTCCAGCAGCACGGCGCCGCCGAGTTGGGCGCGGATCTGCATGCGTGCCGTGGCGCCGGTGAGGTCCACGGGCGGCTTGTAGATCAGCTGCCCGCCGCTGGGCGATAGGCCGAAGGCGGACAGTGCGTTGATTTCCAGCGTGGCGGGGTCGATCACCTTCACGCGGTGCGGCTTCTCAGTGCGTGGCGAGCGGTTGATGCCCTGCATGCCGCTCACACCCTCGACCCATACAAGCCAGTCGCCCGGTAGGCCGTGGTCGACGGTGAGGTGCAGTGGCGAGCCGCCGAGCGAGGCGATGGGCCGGTATTCGTAGCGCGGCTGCATCAGCCGCAGGCTGTCGCGCAGGGTCGAGCCCTGCTCGATGCGCAGATCGTGTTTCGCTGGCTGCATGGTTGCTCCGGGCGTGGAGGCGTCAGACGAATCCGAGCAATTGGATGGTCGGGTGGTCGACGGAACGCTTGGTATCAAGCGTCATGGGGTTGAATATCGCGGTCGCGGTCACGTTTCTGTTCGCGGATGCGAGTGCACCGACCGGGCCGGAAGGCGTCAGCACGGCGGTCATGAAACGCTCCGTACTCGTGAGTACGGTCAGCGCGCGAGCCTTCTGGCAGTTGGTCGTCAGGCTGACAACCATGCTGCCGCCGAATGCCGGGCTGTCCGGCGCTCGCTGTTTCGTAGTGTCCTGCGGAGCAGAGGCGTTGATTGAAGTGATGCGGGCGAAGTCGTCAACGATTTGCCAGCTGGTTTCGACTGACTCTTTGGTCGAGCTACCTATGCCGGTCACGGCCTCGTAGTCGTAGTAGTCGATGCTGCCCGGCCAGATCGGTGTCCCGAACTCTTCATCGTTCTCCACCGATGCGGTTCGCTTCATATCGTCCCGCCCCGTCAGCACCACGGAGGCGGCGCCAGCGTAGAGGCGTAGGGAATATTCGCGCGCGCGGGTGTAGTCGATACGCCAGATTTCGTGGTTGTACGTGGTGTCTTCGGGCTTCCATTTCTCGGCGTGAGAGCCAGCCGGGTCCGATGACTGCGTGACCTGGTGCGAGTGATCGCAGCGTACCAGCTGAGCGCCGCTCGCGGTAAGCCAGCCACCGACCACCATGCCGATTCGCTCGAAGCCCTCTGCCATCGAACCAACATGCGGGTACGGGTACAGGCCGGCACCGGTCGAATACTCGGGCGGAATCGGCGTCAGCTCCAGGCCACCCGTTGCTGAGCTGAGCCTTGCTGAGCTGCGGTCAGAGGTGCGGTTGTAGGTGTATGTGCCGAGGCAATCCGGCGTGTTTGCCACCGCGGTGTAGCTGAGCGTCAAACTGCCGTCCGACTCCTCGCCGATCTGAACGATGATGACGCCAGAAATGAACACGTACCCGCTGGCATAGCCGACCGTGGTCATCAGCCGTTTGCGCCCGTCGTTCGACCGGTCGATTTGGTCCATCCGAATCATGGGGCTGATATTCGAGCCGTCGACCGGATTGACCAGCAAGCCAACCCCCGCCAGCAACGCCGCGCGATCAAACGCGGCTGTGGCGACCTCTACTCCGCCCTCGGTCAGTAGGAGTTCATTCGGCCGATCCAGCCCCCACGACACGCGCAGCCGCCTCGTAACCCCGCCAACCCGGGTTTCCAGTGCGGTTACATCAAGCAGGCAACGCCCAAGCGATTCCGCGCCGGCGTCAAACAGGCACTGTGAGGGCGGTGGATCAGGATTCCCTATGTCCCACAGCGCGGGGTTTTCCGTGTACGGCTGGAATTCGTAGTAGTTGGGCGGCGTGGGCGGCAACGGTAGCGCCGGCCGCCCCTGGCTCGGCTGCAGCATCCGCACGCCGCCGGCGAGGTAGACCAGCCCATGCCACGGGTAGGGGTCGAAGGCCTCGATCCACAGTGGCGAAGCCCAGTTCGATTCGCAACTCATAGGATTGGAGGCGCCTGCAGGTAGTTGAAGACGACTTCGTTTCCGTTTGCATCGACCATCGTGATGGTCTCGACCCGGCGAACTCGCCAGTAGCCACGCCCGTCGATGCTTTCGATGTATTCAGGTGTCGCGGCGTAGGTTCGCTCCGTTTCCTGAAGCGGCCCGGCAATGCCGGCCGTTCCACCCGCCGCCGCTTGCGGCTTATACACCCCGCGCCCGCGCGAGGCCGGCAGCGACCCGACGGGTTCGATCGGGCGTAGCGTGCGGCGCTGCGCCGGAGGCTTGGTGAGGCGGTTGATATCGTCCGCGACGGCGCGCCCGGTGCGCTGCTCGATGATGGAGTTGCCGGTGGCGTTGCGCTGAGCCTCGCCAGTGGCGGCACGGCTGCGGCGCATGCCCTCGGCGATGGCGCGGCGCTGCTCCTGTAGGCTGGCCATGCCTTACACCCCTGCGAGGGCCAGTTCGAGCCACGCCCAGGTTTCGCCACCGGGGTTGTGCGTCACCCATACGCGGTACGGCCCGCCCGTGGTTGAGGTGCAGATGGCGCCACGCTGCGGCGCAGGCTCCGGCGGCGTGCTGACGGTCGTCAGGTAGAGCATCGAGTTCGCCGCATCGGCCAGCTGCATCCAGTCGGAGGCGAGGCCGCTCGGCCCCATGATGTACTGGTTGCCGGCGTCGTCGGTGCAATGCGACCCGGGCGCCGCATCCATGCTGGGTACGCCGACCGAGGTGTAGGTGTGCTGCACTGCCATGATTAAATCTCCGTCGTGAGGTAGTTGCTGTCGGCGTCGACCAGGGGCTCGCCGTTGCCATCGGTAAGCGCCTCGGCCGGCACGGCGCCGCCCTCCAGGGCCTCAATACGCGCCAGCAAGTCGTTGAGCTGGCCGGCTGTGATGTCGCAGTAGATGACGCTGCCGCCCGGCCATGCCTGATCCTGCGTGCCTTCCAGGGCGCGCGTGAGGGTGGCGCTGCCGGCTACCACATCGGCATCGATGATTTCCCAGCGGGTACCTGCTGCGTCACTCAGCGTCAGCCGGAAAGAGCCATTCGGCAGGGCCAGCGCGGCGGTTGTGGCGCCCTGCGCCAGCTCGATCGGTTCGCGGTAATTGTTGATCCAGGCCATCACAGCTCCAGCAGATCGTTAGGGACGCCGACGCGGTACAGCACGGCGGCATCCAGTTGGCGTTCGTCGCGGTCGGCGGCCGGGATCTCGTCGGCAATCGAATCGATGCGCCGCGGGAATGTCTCGGTGCCTGACGTGGTCGAGGAGTAGTTGCCGGCAAAGCCTTCGAGCGTGTCGTCATACGGCGGCGACGTGAGCCGGCCGCCGAGCTGCGTCGGCAGAATGTTGGCCGGCGCGCTGCCGGTACCGCCGCCGCCACCCGCACCGGCGCCGAGCCGGCTCGGCAATGTCAGAGGGTCGCTCACGCCGCCGCCGCGCATGACGGCGATGCTGATGGCGGTGACAGGGTCACCACCGCCGAGGTCGAACGTGTCGACGATGCGCCGGCACTTTCCAATCGCATGGGCGCCCTGGTCGTTGAGTTCCAGCGTATGTGTCAGGTCGATGCCCAGCGCGAGGCTGGTCGGCACCTGCCAGGTGAGCGTGGCCTCGCGGTGCGCGGCGATGATCTCGGTCTTGCCCATGTGCAGCGCCACGTTGAGCGCAGCATCGCGCCGGGCGTCGTCTTCGAGATCGCTGCTGCCGCTGTTGCCCCCGAGGATGGGTTCGTCCGTCCATTCCTGCGCCCGGTCGTCCTCGATGTCGACGGTGTAGGACGCACGCTGGACGATGCGCGAGGCCTCAGCCTCCCCCGCTGCCGTGGCGAGGGTGAGCGTGTATTTCTCGGTGACCACCTGCACCCAGCGCCGTGCGCCGATCCAACTGACGCCGAGCAACAGGTCATCGAAGGTGTTGGTCCAGGGGCTACCGTCGCCGCACGGGTCCGCCATCGTCAGCGGCAGTGTGTAGTAATCCGGGCTCAGCAGCGTTTCGCCGTTGCCGGACGCAGCCTCCGCGATCATGTCCTTGGTCGGCAGCTCGTGGCTGTTGGTGCGCCACTGGCAGAAGCCGCTCAGGCCGGTGAGCCCCTGCGTTTCCGGCGACTGCCACTGGTAGTTCTTGTTGCGCTGCCAGAGACGGTTGTAGCGGTAGCTGAACTCGATTTCGACGCGGTTCGTGGTGCGATCCAGATCGCCCTGCTGCAGCTCGACCGTCTGGTACAGCGTGGTGCCGGGGCCGAACACGAACGCAGGCGCGCCGGCATACCAGCTGGTGACGCGCAGTTCGCCGGTGGGCGAGCAGTCCAGGCTGGCCGGGCGCGTGCTCAGCCGTTCAAGCGCATAGTCCCAGTGGCTGCGCCCCTCGACCGGCTCGAACACATCCGCCGACCAGTAGCCGCCGATCAGCGCATCAATGGCGGTAACCGTCATACCCTCGACGCGCTGTTGCAGCTGGTCCGAGCATTCGCAGCTCAGCAGGCGGGTGACCGGGTTCCAGTTGGCAATGCTGATCTGGCCGGTGAAGCGCCGCGCCTCGGTTGTCACACCCTGGCTCGTGGTGATGTAGTCGACGGTGACGCTGCGTCCCTTCCAGTCCGTCGGCACCACGGCGACGCCCGGCGCGATGAACAGGTCGAAGCCTGCGATCCCCGCGGCGCCCTCCTCCCGGTCGACGGTCACGGCGCCGGTGAGCTGGGCCGTGAGGTTCACGCCGCCCACCAGCACCCTCAGTGCCCAGACGAACGATTGGCCGCGCACCACATATTCCGGCTCAGCCGCCCCGCCCGGCAGGCTATTGAGCGGCCCGGCGTTGAGGGGCGATCCGTTGAGCATCAGGTTTCTTCCCAGGTGATGGACCAGCTGTGGCTGGCGGTGCCGGAGGACTGCGTTTCCTGTGGCGCCTCGGCGAATACCGAGAACACCGGCATGTAGCAGGCCTGGTACAGCGTCGCGCCGGCCACGGGCGGCACGGTGACCACGCCATCCGCGAACGAGCACGGCACCCGTACCCAGTCCCGTCGGCCCATCAGCGCCTGGGCCCAGGGTTCCACGTCAGGCCGCGGCGTACCGAGCAGCGTGAAGGTCGGCCCCGTGCCGACGTAGCTCAGCGTCTTGGTGCTGCGCAGCTCCAGCGGCTGGGAGAAGTCCAGGCCGGCCAAGCCGGGGGGCATCCAGCCGTTGCCGGAAATCGTCCCCGCCGACTTTCGCCAGTGCTGCACCTTCACGCCGGCGCCGTCGCTCATGCGCATTACGGTGCTACCGCCGATGGGTCCGATGCTTTCGTCGGGCGCACCGGCATGCAGCACGATCGGCACACCGCCGAGCATGATTCGAGGTGTGGACATTGAAGGCTCCAGAAACAAGAAGCCCCGCAGGTGCGGGGCGGGTTAGCGGTGGGTGCGGCCGAATTTCCGGGCCGCCTCGCGCAGCTCATTCACGCTGCCGCGCTCGACGTAAACGGTTTGCGTCTGCCCCCCGAAGTTGAAGTCAACCTGGCCGAGGTGCGGAAACTGCGGGCCCGACGAAGCCTCCAGCAGCGCAGCGCTCGGCGCCGGCACGGTCGGGACAAAGCGCGGTATCGGTACGACTGGCCCACCGTTGGCATAGCCGCGCAGGCGCAGCTGATCCAGCGTTGCGCGGAAACCATTGCGGCGGATGCGCTCAAGGAAGGCCAACGCTCCCGGCTCGCGCACCACCTCCTGCGGCTGCACGTGCTCGCCGGCATGCACGACGCCGGCAGGCTGGTACTTGCCGCCCGGGCCGGTCCAGCCGCCGCCGGAAAAGCCCTCGGGATTGTCTTGGCCCGTGGCTGCACTCACCTGGCCCGCGACTACAGTCGCGGGGATGATCAGTTGTTTGGCCAGGTCCGCGGAAAGCGCCTGCATACGCTGACGGATTGCCGCTTCGTTGCTCTCATCCCAGCCGACCTCGATCTGCATTGCCTTCAGAGCTTCGCCCTGTGCGACGAGATCGTGGATGCTCGCTTTTATGGCCTCAACCTTAGCTTCGGCATCGCTGCTTTCGAGGCGAGCGGCCTCGGTTGCAATGCGACCCAGCTCCTTGGCCATGCCCTCGAAGCCATAGGTGCTCTGGCCGGCGCTCTTCAACTCCTTGAGGATTTCACCACTGCGCCGTGCCTGGCGGATCGCCTCCTCTGCGTCGCCCCGCGCCTTCGCCTCCCGGGCCGCAATCAGGGCGTCCTGGGCATCTGCGAACGTGACTTCTCCAGTTCCGCCGCCGCGCAGCTCTGCAGTGAGGTCGCGAAACTCGCGCTCAATGTCCAGCTCGCTCTGCCGAGCTTTTTTCAGATTCGACTGGGCTTTTTCAAGCTCGACATACTGGGCAGCGATGCTCTGCCGAAGGTCCGAGAGCATCTCGTCCCGTACAGTTTTTGCGCGAGATTTGGCCGTCTGATCGGCGGCCTCACGGAGCCGGTTACGCTCCTGCTCCCGCTGCAGAAACTCCTCCGCTGTCGTTCCATATTCCTGCGCATAGCTTTTCGCAGCTGCGAGGTCGTCAATGCGTATGCCTTGCAAGGCTGCCGCAGAGCGCTCCTCTTCAACGAGCCGCCGGATATTGCGATCGCGCTCCTCGTTGTCCTTCAGGCTCATCTGCAGCTCGTAACGCTCACGCGCGCTGAGCGCCTTACCAGTCGCATCCTCCGCGGTCGCGATGCTTTGCTTGATGGCATCGGTCAGGCCGAGCCACCCGAACAACTGCCCCTGTGGAGTCCACGAGAACAACTCCATCATCGATTTCGCAGCGCCGTCCGCGACATTGCCGCCGGCGATTTCCTGAATGGCATCGGCCATGTTGGAAAGGGAGGCTGCGGCAGCATCGGAAAATCCCGCAACGCTATCGATGCTTGCAATGAGGGCGTCGAGCGCATCGCGCATTTTCGTAGCGCCATCGCCGACCGTGACCCGCATCCCATCGACCTTGCCACCCAATGCGTCGAGCTGGCCGATCAGCGCTGGGATGACGCGTTGAGCGGTCAGTTCACCCGCCTCGGCCATGCGGATCATTTCCTGGCGGGTCACGCCAAGGCCGGTAGCCAGAGCAGTCGCCAGCTCGGGCGCGTTCTGCAGCACAGCGTTGAACGCATCGCCACGCAACACGCCGGTCTGCATGGCCTTGTTGAAGTTGTCGATGACCGCCGCGGCACGCTCACCCTTCACGGCACTGGCGACCAGTCCGAGGCCCAGGGCCTCTGTCATGTCCAGTACTTGCTCGGTCGAAAAGCCAAGCTCGCGCAGTGGCAGCACGGAGCCGATGTACAGTTCGGCATTACTGGCCATCTGCGTGTAGGTGCGCGAGCTGATCTCACGCAGGCGAGTCAGCGCGTACGCGTGCTCTTCCGCGGTGGCTGATGCGTTGCGCAGCCGATCATCCATCTCACCGACGCGATCGGTCGCGGCAACATAGCCACCAACCGCTTGCTTGAGCGAATAGACGACTGCCGTCCAGCCTGCAGCGCGAGCCGCGATCGCTGCAATGCCACCTCCAGCCCCCACACCTTCGCTAGATTCCTGTGCGCGGATATCGGCAATAGATGCCCGCGTCGCCTTGAGCTGGGTCTGATACTGCGCTTCGGCCGCCGCCCGCTCTGTGGCAGACAGAACGCCCGAGCGGGTAAGCCTGTCATAGTCACTGCGCAGCGCCACCAGATTGGCCCGCAACTCACGCAGGCGCGTTACACCCAGGCGGTCCTGTGCACCAGACAGGGCAGTGTCGGCGCGCCCCGCCGATAACTGCCTCGACAATTCAAGCTGCAGGCGCTGCTGTTCACCGGCGAGGTTGCGGGTATCTACGCCCGCAGCGCGAAGCTCAGCTCTCTGCTCGCGGACCTTGGTTTTCTGCCGATCGAACTCCAGTGTGGCTCGCGCGAGCGTTCGCTCCGCAGCGCTGAGATCACGCTCGAGCGATTTCACCGGCTGGCCGGCCGCCGACATCGCTTTACGTAGCTCGTCCACCCGCCGCCGAGCGGCGAAGAACTCAGTCGATGCCCTTTTGGCGGACTCCTGCGTCTGCTGCAACAGCTCGATCCGCTTGAGCGGCGCGGCCACAGCCTTGGCAGTCTCAGCGAACTCCTTTCGGAACCCGGCAATCTCCTTGGTGGCCTGATCCACATCGGCAACCAGCCGCAGTTCAACTTCGCTCATGCCTTGGGTTCCTTCAAAGACTGGAGAAACAACGACCAGGGATAGTCAACGACCCGGTGATGCCCCAACCTGACCAGGGCACAGATACAGCCCTCGAGCGCTGTCAGGCCTCGACCCGGCTCCGCTCCAGCCGAGCCAGCATCCCGAAAAAATCCGGGTTCACCTTCTTGCACTCCTGCACCAGGACGCGAAGCGAGGACGGCTTAAGCTGCTCCACGTCGGCACTGCTCAGGTTGGTAAAAAGGGGCAAATCGCCAAGGCGAACATCCTCGAACAACGCGGCGTCGAGCAGGTCGCCGTCGAGCGGCTTCAGCAGCTTGCGGACATCAGCGACGCAAAGCTCGCGCACGACTATTTCGCGGCCGTCGATGACGACCACGCTGTGGTGGACCAGGTCGGACATGGATACTCCGGGCAATAAAAAACCCGCCGAGGCGGGTGTGTTTTGAAACAGACGGGGCTCAGCGCATCGTTCCCGCTAGGCCCCCTAGGAACATCACGGCGAAGAAGCCGATCAGCATCAAAATGAGCATCGCAGGGATAGCAGCCAAGGCCCACTTGATCATGAATACGACCATCGAGCCGAAGCTCATGTTTACATCGAGTACCACGACGGGTTGAGCACCACGATGCTCCATTATCGCTCTCTTCACATGAGGAGCAGGAGATGCCGACATCTGTTGCTCGGCAGCCTGACGGGTATGCTGACTTTGCTGCACGCGTTCGCGAATGGCTGCGGCGTACTCGATCCCGCACGCAGGACAGCGATTGGGGTCAGGCTGATTGCCCGCAAGCGGGATATGGTTGCATTTCGGACATTGCATCTGGTTTCCCTCCCATTGACATGGCTGGGAATCTACCAAAACGCCAGCACCAAAGCCCAGCTCACGGCTGGGCTTGGATTCGGGCGTTTACTCTACGTCCTTGATCAGCATGTACTGGCTGATTCCGGTACCAACCTTGGTCGGATCTTTCTCGACCTTGGCGGTGAATTCCATGCCCTGAAACTCGTCGCCGATGAAGCTGAGCGAGGCCGGCGAGTGGTTGACGCGGAACACCTCGATCACCACAGGCTTGCCAGAGCGAGCTTCGTTGAGGCCGACGAACACCTGCCGGAAACGCTTGCCGGATTTGACCAGCGCCTGGATCGTGGCGTGCTTGGCGTAGCTGTAGTTGACCTTAACCGGAGTGGCGGTGGCGATGGCCCCGTCTTCGGTGATGACCGGGAAGCCGGCTGGGTCCAGCGTGTAGTCCTCGTCCAGCTGATAGGTGGTCAGGCCATCGGCGCTGGTCACTTCCACATCCGTGGCGCCCGGGTTGCCGAGCAGAATCAACGCGCCGGGGTACGCGGTATGGGTTTCGCCGGTCACGGTGCCGGCAGCGACATCGGTGGCGGCGCCGTACAGCGCGCGAGCCATGTTGGCCTTTTTGAAGTGCCGAGCGTTGTAGGTGACGTTGAGCGCGCTGATGCGTTGCACCGAGGCGTCGAGGCCGCCGCCTGGGGTGGTGTAGTCCTGCTCTTCAATTTCTTGAGGGGTTGCCTCGTAAGTCAGAGAGTTGCAGTTGCCGATGAAGATCAGGCCCTGGGGGTCATCCAGATCCTCGAGGTACTGTTTGCCTACCCCGAGAAACGCGCCGCGCAAATCAGCCATGACTCACCTCCTCATGAATACCTCCGACAATGCCGCGCTTCTCGAGCCAGGCTTTCTCATTGACAGTGACGTTGATCGTTGCGCCGGCCTTGTGCTGCTCGCCGCGGTGGGTGTGCGCTTTGTTCAGGATGACCTGAACCTCGGCGGCCTGTGCGACAGGCACCGTTGTTTTGCTACTCATGGAGTCAGTCTCCGTTGATGATGACGTGCAGTTGCACAGGGAATACGAGGGTGCCGGCGGCGAGGCCGTTACCCGGCGGGAACGGCCTCGATGCACCGAGGGTGACCTTGTAGGGGCCGGGCCGACCCCAGGGGTTGGGCATGTTCGGCGATGCCTGCAGGGCCACCGCTAGATCGAGGTAGAGCGCATCTAGCCGCCTCAGGTAATCATCGGGTGATGCACCATCGACAACCCCGACGATGCGGCGGCCGAGCGTTGCCTGCAGAGCGCCGGGCCCTTGCTCGGGCGCCGGATATTCGCCAGGCTGTACTGCGATAAAGGGGAACGCCACATCCGTGGCGATTAACAAGTCTTCGAGCCAGCCTTCCTTCACCCGACAACCTGCATCCGTCAGATAGCCGTTGCCTGGCGTAATGCGCTGTAACCGAGCGACCAATGCCTGATGCGCCTGTTCGAGAGGGTTGCTCATAGGTCGGCCCTGTTGAGTTGACGCTCGGTCTCAATATCGAGGTCTCGCTCAGCCTGCTCAGCCAGTTCGCCCAGCAGTGTGCCGAGCACCTGGGACGGCGATGGGCCGTGCAGCACTTCCAACGGCAGGCGAGGCTTGCTGATACGTTCGGCGATCAACCCTCCCGCCGGCCCGATAGGCGCAATGAATGCGCCTTCGTTCAACTCGGTATGACCCTTGCCAACATTAACGCGCACGCCCGCTTTAACTCGCTTGCCGTTCTGGCCGCGCTTCCAGAGCTGGCGATGTGGAAACTGACTCAGGGTTACACCGCGCTTGCGCGCAAAGATGATCACGCGCAACTCATCGACCGAGGCGGGGATGAAGTTCACTTCCTGCCGGATGTAGCTCGGCTTGAGGTTGATTTCATCGCGTATAGCGCGCCAGCTGCGGGTGTTGGTACGCCGACCCACGGTGTTGAGGGCCAGCTGGATCGCGCGCCGCAGCTTGGGTGGCATTCGATCCAGGCGACCGGCAAAACGGCTTGAGTCCTTGAATTCCACCCTTACTGAATCGTATCCCGCCACCCTCACCTCCCCGGCAGTAGCGCCCAGCGCTCGACCAGCGCGTCGGAACCAAGCGGCTCTTCCAGAATGAATACGCCCTCGCTCAGCGTCAGGCGCCCGCCCCGTTTGGGGCATCGCACCTGGCTCAGGCGGATTTCAGCCAGGTATTGCACAACGCGGAACGTGCCGTCGGCGCCAGCGACCTCTACGTTGCGCCCGAGGATGACCTCCAGCGGCACCGGGCGGGCAAAGCCATCCGGCGCCGTGTAGGTTGGCCCGCCGTCGTTGCGATCTTCGCCGAACACGCGAAACAGGGTGTCGTCAGCGCGCTGCATGATTCGGTCGAACTGGGACGCCATGATCAGTCGCCAGCCTCGCCGTCACCGCCGGCGCCCTCTTCAGCCGCGCCAGTGGCGCCCGGCACTTCTTCGATTGCGCCGCGCTCAAGCAGCTCCTTCACCAACCCAGCGGGGACGTCCTGCGCGGCGGGGCCGCTCTTGATCACCACGACCTTGCCGCCCTTCTTCTCAATGCCACGGATAGTGGTTTTGACGATGTACTGTTTGTCAGCCATTGCTCTGCTCTCCGGCGCGGCAGGCGGTGCCATACCGCGCGCTCAGGGGCCGTCAGGCCACGGTAATGAAGGTGAATTCGTCCGCGTCGAACAGTGCCGGAACAGGCGCGGCCTGAGTCTGGATCCACTCAACACTGGGGTTGTCGGTGAACCAGTTGGACGGATAACGAGTAGCCTCGGCGATGCCGTTGGCATTGGCCTTGGCGTCCTGAATGCCGCCGTAAGCCATCACGTTGTCGGCGCTTGCCGGTGCGATGAGCAGCCCGTACTCGGGCATGAAGTTGACCTTGTTGCCCTCATCATCGGTGTACTTCCCGGTGTAGACGATGATTTCGTATTCGCCGTAGAAGCCCTTGCGCATGACTTCCTTCTCCAGCTGGGGGCCAAGCTCCAGTTGTGAGGTACTGCCGCGCCGGGTTTCCAGCTTGTCCTTCACTGCCTTGAAGCGGCTGAACAGGCGCCAGGTGCCCTTGCCCATCATGAGGACGCCGGCGGGGCCAGTGGTCTCGGCAGCCCAGTCCTCGATGTCCTCGGACGGGTCGTAGGTTGCTGCGTCGACGGTGTCCCACTTGAGGGCGCCAGCCAGGATGACCTGGTTATCGGCACTGCGACCGTAATCAACCTCTACCGGGGGATGATCTGGCCCCTGCATGGTTACCTTGCCGTACAAAACGGCTTGCACAGCCATCCACTCCTCACGCGCGACGATGTTCTCCTCGTGCTCAACCAGCAGATCGGCGATGACTGCGTCGTGGCGCTGCGCAGCATCCATCTCACCATTCAGGGCCTCGCCCAAGCGGCGCTTGATGAGCCGCGTCGGACGCACCACGTCGGTTTCTTTGATGTATGCAGGCTTGAGCGTAGTGAGGAAACCGCCGCGTTCACGACGGGGGCGGCCAGAGACCAGCGGGGAGACGAAAGGCGCCAGGCGACGGTCTTTCTTGATTTTGTCGAAGGCGACTTCTTCCGTTGGGAAGGTTGCCACAGTGGGGAAGAACATCTGCAGGAACAGCGGGGTGAACTTGGGAAGGATTTCCTTCACGCCCAGCAGGGTGGTTGTATCGTAGCCAGCGGCCATTGTTCAGTCCTCGAAATAAAAAAGGCCGCGGTAGCGGCCCTTGGGAAGTGTTTTGGCGATCAGACCGGCAGTTGCAGGCTGATCGGCGTGCCAGCAAAAGCGGCGAGCTTCTGCGCAGCAGTCGCACCAGACGGCCAGACAAGCTGCTCAGGATTGAAGGTGCCGGACTTGATCACCTGTGCCTGCTTATCCGCCGCACTGGCATCGACGGCATAGGCTGTGATGAAGATGGCGACTTCGGAGCCGTCTGTTGCGGCAGGATCCCAGGCGACGAGTTTGCCGGTAGCGGCGACCTGGCCGACCGGGGTTTTCTCGGCGAGATTCTGGCCGGAAGCGACGGTGCCGAGGGTGGTCTGGTAGGAGTCGGAACCGGTGACCCAGTTGTCGACGGGCTGTTGGACGGTAGACATCAGGCTTTCACTCCCGTGGCGGCGTTCCAGGCACTGGCGATCGCCTGAGCCTTGTTGGGTTTGTCGTTACCGCTGGCGGCAGCAGTGACGTTCGGCTGCTCTTCTGCGGCCATTAGCTTGTCCAGCGCGGTACTAGCATCGAGGTTTGCCGCCTGTTCCTTCGGGGCAGCAGCGAGCAATGCGCCGGCCTGCTCAACAGCCAGGTCTGTATTGAAGGCTAGGTGTTCGGCCATTTTTCCGCGGCCAGCGGCCTCGGCATGCTGGAGGATGCCCTGCACGCGAGTGCGCTCGGCACTGGCAGCAGCAGCGTTATCGACTGTGGCCGGCGCCGCGGCGGCCGCCTGGGCAGGCGGGGCGGCTTCGGCAGTCGGCGTTGGGTTGGTACCGGTCATGCGATTGACTCCTAGGGTTGTGACCCTGCCCTGGCTGGACAGGTATTCGGAAAACTCGGCGGCTGCCTCATGCCCATTAACCAGGCCATCGGCGAAGCCGACCTCAATTGCCGCCTGACCACGAAATACCGCGGCTTCGGTGGCCAATACCGCTTCGCTGGTCATGCCTAGGTTGCGGGCAACCAGCTCGGCGAACTGTTGGCGTAGCGCGTCGGTGTCGAACTGGAAGCGGCTGAGGACTTCCTTCGGCAAATCCTCGTAGGGGTTGCCATCGACTTTGTGCGCACCGGAGTGGATGAGGGTGACCTTGATGCCCTCCTGCTCCAGATAGTCTTCATAGCTGGCGTGGGCCATCACGACCCCGACCGAGCCGACGTAGCCGGTTTGCGTGATCAGGCGCCGGTCTGCCGCACTGGCTAGCGCCATGCCCGCCGAGCAGGCCGAGTCGCATGCCAGAGACCAGATCGGCTTGCTGGCCTGTTGCGACATCTGGCGGAGCCGGTCGGCGGTATCAAAACAGCCAGACACTTCGCCGCCTGGCGTATGCATGTCCATCAGCACGCCCTTGACGTCCGGCTCGGCGAACATCATCGCGGCGCGATTGATGATGCCGTCGTAGCCGGTCATACCGCTGTACGGTTTGAGGTAGCCGGACTTGTGCGCCAGGGTCCCCTTCACGTCCAGCAGGGCGATGCCGTCGACTACCTGGAAGATGACTTCTTCCTCGCCCCAAGCGTTTGTGCGCGTCTTGTTGTAGGTACGGGCATCGACTCGCAGCTTCTGGCCCATGTCGATGGCGCCCTGCTCGTCCTTTAGCTCGGCGATGTTGAGCCGGCTGCCCAGCGCGCTGAAAAACACACGCGCATAAGCCGGCTCCAGCAACAAGGGCGTGTTCAGCACCCGGCTGGCAATTTGCGGATAGTTCATGAGGTCCCCTACTCGGTTGGCTCGGCCTGTTCCGGGGCCAGGGCCTGGGCTTGCATCCAGCTCGGCGGCGGCAGGCCGGCCTCGCGGCGCTCGTTCATTTCGCGCACCTGCTGCGCGAAGGTTTCCTGGTAGTCCTCACCCAGCAGGGCCAGCTCTTTTTCGTAAGTGCTGAGGCCAGACTCGATACGCAGGACCGCCTCCTTCACTTCCTTGAGTCCGTCAATGGCTAGCCGCCCGGAGCCGATCCATTCGGTGTTGCACCAGGCCGATTTCGCCTCGTAAAAGCCGCGGGTGGCCCGACTCGGCAAGACGAGTTCTCGGCGTTGCAACGCCTCCTCGAACGCAACCACGAACAGCATGCTGGCGAAACGCGAGGCGATGACCTTGCGGCGCCCCATGTAGTAGCGCCAGCCCTCCATCATGCTGGCCCGGGCGCTGCTGTAGGTGCTCTGCCGGTAGTCACGAGCAAACGGTTCGTACGGGACGTTCAGCCCTGCCGACATCCAGCGCAGGATGCTGGATTCCAGGTCGGTGAAGCCGTTGTCGACGTTGCCGCTGGTTTGCAGGTTGAGCTTTTCACCCGGCCACAGGTGCGGGATTTTCACGCCATTGAGCGAGAGCTTGGAACCGTTGTGGAAGCTGTTCACCGCCATCAGGTAGTTGACGATGTTGTTCGTACCACCCTCGCCGGCGCCGATGATTTCCAGGGCCGCGTCGGTACCGAGTTCGCTCTCGATGGTAGCGGCGTACATCGCGTTGACGATGGCATTCTGCAGCTTGGTGTGCTGCAGCTTCGGCAGCATGTGCGACTGTTCGAGCACGGCCAGGAACTGGTTGGCGCCACGACTTTGTCCATCTTCGGTGGGCTCGAAGACGTGGATAAACTTGGGCCGGCCGAAGCGGGTTTCGCGCTCTATGCGCCTCCACTCATTGCTCATCCCGTTGCCGAGGCCGAGCCCGCCCGTACCGCTCTGGCGCACCCAGGCCGCGATCATCGCGCCGCCCCGGTCAAATTCGAGCCCATGACGCAACGTCGCCGTGTCGGCTCGGCCACCGGGGTTGCTTACGCGCTTGGGGCTCACCATCTTGATTGCGGTATGCATCGAGGTGCCCGCGCGCTCCAGCCACTCTACCGCTGCCATTACCTCGCCCAACCGCGTGTGTGTGGCCACGGCCTCGCGAACCATCATGGTGGCGGTGCGTTTGCGCTCTACGTCCAGCCAGCAGCCGATCGGGTCCTCTGCATATTCGGTCCACCAGGCCTCGACGTCCTGGGCGAAGGATCGGGCGTCGACGTCGCTGATGCCAAGACGCCGCCAACGCGGCTTGTAACTCAGCCGGAACAGGTGCCCGACGATGTTATCGACATGCAGCTGTACGCCGTTCGCCGCGAAGGCGTTGTTTCTGGTGACATCCTCTGCGCGGGCGTTGCCTAGGTCGAGCTGCGGTAGGAGCGCGGCGTCAAGCGTTTTCAGCGATGGCTTCCAGCGCTCGAGCTGACCACCGAAACCACCTCCGGCGCCCTGCCAGCTACTCATTTGCGACCTGGCCGGCAAGCCGTTGGGGTGCAGGATCTGGATGGCTGTCATGCGATTACTCCTGCGGGGCCGCGCCGATGTGGACGGCCGAGACCAAGCTGACCCTCGAGCTGGGCGATGTAGCGCTCCAGGTCTCCACGATTGGCCTGCGCGAACTCCACCCGCTTACCGTCGCGCTGTAGGCTCACCATGCTTTCGCCAATGATCAGCCGGTGCAGCGCGTTGCGAGCCTCATTCAGTTGTTGTTGGGTCGACATCAGTCGTCTCCGTTCATCATGCGGCCTAGGTCTGCCAGCGATGGGCCCTGTTTCGCAGGTGCTTCCGGAACATCTGGCAGGCTATCGGCCGAAGTGACCGGCACGACGTCGCTGTCAGCGAGCAGATCGGGTTGCATAAGCCCAGCCTCGATCGCATCCCAATCGGTCGGCGTTTTCAGGTGCAACCGCAGATAGCGAGCCAGGTGAATCTGGTACGTCTCGCAGTCCCACGCTTCTACCGCGGCGCCGGCCTTCTGTTGCCAGACCTTCTTGCCAGCATGGCGGCGACTCGGCGCCTTCACCTCGCCACACATCTGGGTGAAGTAGTCGGCGCGCACTTCCGCGTAGGTATGCATGCGCCCAGGTCCGTGACCGGTGAGCTTGAGCCGTTCTGCCAGCAGATCCTTCGCCTTGTTGGTGCCGACCATGTAGACCTGCAGCCCGTACTTCGCAGCCTTAGTGGCCTTGGTATTGAGGTCAATCTTGCGCGGTGCCGTGAGAATTTCCGCATCCAGCGTGGTGGCACCCTTGATTGCCAGCAGCTTGGACAGGCGCTGTTTGCGCGTACGGACGTAGTGATACACCGCATCGTTGGTCTGGCCGTCCGAAGCATCGATGCTCGCCGCGCTGATGCGGAGCCGATAGCCCTTGGCATGTTCGTAGACGCCGAACACCAGGCGATCCAGTTCGTTCCAGACGGGGTCGTTCTTGTCAGAGGTGCCCGTCTGCGCGGAGATCTCGGTCCAGAGGATCAGCCAGGACTCTTCTCCGCGGCCCCAGGCACGAAGGATGACCGCAATACGGTCGTGCTGAACGTCGACGGTCAGCGTGAGGATCAAGCCGCCAGCCGGCACCCGCAGTTCGCCGTATTCCTCGACTCGCTCTGCCAGTTTCTCCGCATCTGGCAGATCAGATTTGTACTCGTAGGGGCGCCCCTGCTTCTGGTTGACGAACTTGATGATCTGCTTGAGATCGCCGCTTTCGGCCAGTTTTTCCGCCGCCAGCTTTTCGCGTACCAGGCCGGACAGCGTTGTGCCTGGTAGGCAAGCGTACAGCTCGCTCAGCTCCTCGAAGCCTGCTTTCCCGTAGAAGGGACGCGTGGGCACCCAGCCACGAAGCGGGTCGCCGCGCTCAACCGCTGCGAAGACGGTATTTCGAATATTTTCCTTCCGCTGATAGTCGTCCCATGTACTGCCGCAATGCGGACAGGCGTAGACGGCGGTATCTGGCAGTGCCCGGCCGTAGATTTCATGCGGCTGGGCGTCATCGTCAGCTTCGAGCCAGCTTATGTACTGGAAGTCCAGCACGTGTGATTCGCCGCATTCGTGGCAGGTGATCGGTAGCACTCGGCGGTCGCTCTGCTCGATGCGCTGCTCGGTCTTGGAAAATCCCTTGAGAGACGGCGTTCCGCCGACAACGAACTTTGCGCCGGGGTAGCGTTTTACGCGCTCCTCGAGCAGGCCGATGGCATCCCCTTGTTTTTTCACATCGTCGCTGGTGTCGTCAGGCTCTTCGACGATGGCCAAGCCAACCGAAGAGGTCGACTTGACGTTCCCCGGCGAGTTGGAGGCCACCAACTTGAGAAAGCCACCGGTGTATGACTTGTGGTTCCAGCGGTTGCCTTGCTTCTTGGCCGTGGTGACGTCCATGAGCCTGCCGATCTGCGGGTTCGCTAGAACCGCGGGCACGAGCTTTTCGTCATGGAAGCTCTTACCGTCACCCTCTTTAGCGAACAGCACCATGATGGGCATGGGCTGGCCTTGCACTCGCTTGAAGATGAAACCGAGCATGAAGTAAGTCCACCCGATTTGGGCCGCCTTCATCAAGACGATTTCATTGACCGCGGGATCATCCAACGCGGCAGCCACACCGAGGAAATACGGTGTGTAGTAGAAGTCGTAGAGTCCGTGAAGTACGCCGGATTCTGGCGGCAGCCAGAACTCACTCGACAGGTAATCAGTTGTCGATATTTGCTTCGGCGGATTGAACTGCTTGCCTGCCTCCAGCAAGGCGCCGGCCAAGCTTATCCGCATAGCCTCCAATTCGGCCGATTGTAGATTCAGCAATGCGAGCCACCGTGGTTCGGTCGATGCTGACCTTCAGGCCGTTCTCCAGCTCTTGAATCAGCTTCTCGAATCCGCTCTGGTATTCGCGGTTGGCGAAGCTTGCCCAGTCACTGAGTGCGAACGTAGCGTCAGCCGTGGGGACGAGCGTCCCGAGTTTTTCGTGGTAGGCCAAGCGGCCGTTGGCGGCCTTGACCGTCGATTCTTCGATTCTCGCTGCATTGAGCAGCTCCACCTGGCTGCCTCCCCGACCGGCCGCCTTCTCGCGCAGGTCCCGGATATAGGCAGTGCGGACTTCATCTAGGGTGGCTTCGGTCCAGTCGATTCCGAGCGACTTGAGCACGTCCCGGCAATTGCGCTCACTCATGTCCAGGTGCTGGGCAATTTCTCGTTGCGAGGGCATGAACATCTCCAGCGCAGGGCCGGGTCGGAAGCGGAACCCCCTATACGCCCGTCACTCTGCGAAAAATCCGCGGTCTACGTCGCCGCATTTGAGGAAGTCGCCAGGGAGGACCCGCTCTTTTCGGGGCGTCACCGCCTCACCACCCGCCGCTCCCGGAACACCGGGCCATGCCGACGCTCAGCCCCATCCCATCGCGGCGTCTCGGACTTCAGCACCGCCGCCAGGTTGCCGCGTGACCGCCAGATCGCGCACGCGAACACCGCCAGCAGCACCACCAGCGGCCAGCTCTGCGGCTGCATGTGCAGCGAGCCCTGCAGGATGCTGATCATCGTCTGCCCGGCGCAGCCCATCACCAGCACCGCCACCAGCGAAATGCCACGCCGGAAGCGCGCGCCGCTGCGGCGATACGTGAACAGTCGCAGGAAGATCACCAGGCACAACCAGAACGTCACCTGCGTCAGCACCAGACTATCCATCGGCTTGCCCTCGCTGAGCCGGCAGAGCGCCGCGCTTGATTGCATTGAGCGACAGCGTCACCACCAGCACCGAACAGATGAACGCAGCCGGCCCGGGGAACGCGAACGGATGGACGCCGAACACCTCAAGATCGCCAACGGCCGGCGACAGCAGATAGCCCATCACGAACGAAGTCAGGAAGAACAACCCGCGCTGCCACAACGGCAGCTCACGCGTCGTCGTGAAATACAGCAGCGCGCCGAATAGCGCACCCACCGCCGCCTCCGTGTTCACGCCAGCCAGCACACCGGCCACGCCAACACCGACAGCGCCGGCAACCACCACGCCGCTCGGCTCGCTCATCACAACCTCCCACCGGCCAGCGGCCAAAAGAAAAGGCCCACCGTTACGGGTGAGCCTTGGAATGGATGCCCCCTCTCGGGGGCTGGCCTGCCGGGGAACAGGCCGCGACACAGCACGTCGCTTGGTGGTTATCGCTGCGGGCGCAGCTCTACAACCATGCGCACTTTCTACAGCCGACATGCAACGGCGTAAACCCTCGAATTACGCCCCTCTCGAATCCTCCGCGAATGCTCCCTCAATCCTCGGCCAATCCTCGAAACACACCGGACGAACGGCCATCACGCAGCCCCCTTCGCCGCCGCCTTCACCGCCCGCGCCGCAGCCTTGCGCTCAACTTCCCGCCGGCGCTCGGCCGCCAGCGCAGTCCGTGCGGCATCGCGCGCCACCCGTGCCCGCTTCACCGCCGCCGCATGTGCATCCGTGCCCCGCTCCGCCGCCTGCAACCGCGCCAGCGCCACCGGCCACTCCGCCATCAGCTCCGCGTGCAGCTCATCCACCTGCGTCCGATACGTCCGCATCGAGATACCCAGGCGCGCACACTGCGTCGCCACCGCCACCGCCTGCGGCCCCTGGCAGTAGCGCACATGCGCCAACCGCTGCAGCACCCGCCCACGCGAGCCAAGCCCTAGCGGCGCATCCTTCGCCAGCCCGTCCAGCGCCATCGTCACCGCCTGGCTCGCACGGCTGATCGCCACCGCGCACTCCACCAGCGACAGGCAACGATGCCCGCCCACGCCGCCCGGCGCATCGTCACCCAGCCGGCCCAGCGGCGAGGCGATGGCCACATCCAGAGCAGGGTCCACAACCTCACGGCCCCACGCCTGCAACAGCACCTCCATCGCCTCGATCATGCTTCACCCCCGACCCGACACAAAAACACCGAACCCAACACAAACCCGACACACTTAAAACCCTTACAAATCAACACCTTCAAAGTATCTGTGTTGGGTGTGTTGGGTTTGTTGGGTTTTTCAGCCCTCGCGTAGAAAAAAAACCAACCGTCACCGGTGCCGGCAACCAATCCCGAGCGCGATGCACGCATGCGCGCGCGCGCGCGCGCGTAAAACCCGACACACCCGACACACACCGCCGCAAGCCCCGCCGTTACTGGCCTGCCGCTGTGTTGGGTTGCAAAACCAAACCCGACACAACCCGACACACCCGACACACATTTGCGCCCAATCATGCCGCCACCTCCTTGACGTGATCCCAACCATCCACGTCCCAGCCCGCCAACTTCGCCCGCGCGCGCCACTCCCTCACCTGCTGGCCAAGCGCAGCGGCTTTCAGAGATAGGGGCGGGAAAGAGCCCTCCTCCTCGCCTTCCCCCGCATCCGGCAGGAAGAACGCACCGAAGCGCCGATCATTGCCGTCCGTCCACGGAATCGGCCGCGGCGTCTTGCCGACTTCCGAACTGATGAACAAGCTGAACTTCGTCTGGCTCATCGCGTGCTCGCGGTTGCGCTGGCACCACTCCAGAAACAGCGCATACAGGTCCGTCGACAGGCACGCGCCCCACAGCCCCTTGCCCAGCTCGCCCACCCGCCACTGATGCAAAAACGTCTGCCACCCCGCACGGGACAGCGCCACCAACCGCTGACGCGCATCCGTCTTCGGTGGCCGCGTGCGCTCATTGAAGTCGCCCAGGTCCACATCCAGCAGCCAGCCATACAGCGCCGCCACCCCACCGTTCGCCAGCTCCGCGCCGATCGCCCGCTGCCGTTCCTCCGGCAACGTCTCCAGCGGCCACATCACCAGAAACCGGCGGTCCGACTCACTGATCGGCCACGGCATGATCTCGTTCGAAAGGAACACCGCATTCATATGGTTCGCCTCCTCCCAACCGTTGATGAACTTCGACTCCATCCGCACCGTCTTCCCGGTGATCAAATGCTTGATCTTGCCCACCTGGTTGTAACGCTGGTCCCGGCTTACCACCTCCTCGAACACCGCCCACAGCTTCCGGCTCTGCCACGCATTGAAGTTACTCTCCAACTGCGTCTGCCCCACCGTCGCCGCATACGGCCCGTACAGCGCCCCCAACGTATCGGCGAACAGCAGACTCTTGCCCGAGCCCTCCATCACCGAATGCATCAGCACCGCCGTATCCAGCTTCGCGCCCGGGTGCTGCAGCGGAAAGGCCAACCACTTCACCAGCCAATCCAGCGGCGCTGGCTCGTGGTTGCACAAAAAGGAGATCAGCCACCGCAGGTTCTCGCACGCCTTGTCATCGCGCACCGGCTCCAGCGGCAGCCCCTCGAACGTGTTGATGTACACCGCCGGGTCTTTCGTCATCGTCGGGTCGAACACAATGTGATCGACGTCCACCGTCCGCCGCTCCGCGCTGTTCAGCCACAACGCATACGCATCGCCCAGCGCCATCTTCACCGCGCCCTCCGGGATGCGCCGCTTCTTCTCGCGGTCCCACACATCCTTCGTCCCATCGATGTACACATATCGCTGGATGGGCGTCATCCCCAGCGCACCGGCCTTCTTGCCAGCCATCCGCCGCGCCTGCTCGATCTCGCGCACCTCATCCGCGCCGATCAGCTTCTTGCCCGCATCCTCCGCCCAGCCCTTCGCCAACGGCTTCGTCACCAGCGCCTCGAACGCGGTCTTCTTCATCACCGCTTTCTTATCCTGGTCCCAGACATGCGTCGTGCCTTCCACCAGCGCAAACCGCCGCAGCACCTGCGCCGCCGTAAACCCCGCCCCCGCCCCCCCGCTTTCGGAGGAGCCGCCCGGCGCCGCGGCTTCGTCAGCGGATGGGGTCGGGGAAGGCTTACCAGCAGCAACCGCAGCAGTAAGCTGCTCCGTCACCGCCTCCAGCCCCCACGCCACATGCACATCGTTCCAGTCCTGCCCCGCCTCGGCTTCGGCAGGCAGCGTAGGGAACGCCGCAATACCGCCAACCTCACCCGCCGCCGCTTCCGCCTTCTTTCGGCCCGGGTTGCCCGGCTTCGTCGGGTCGTCATCGCCGGCCAGCACCAACAGCGCATCCGGGCACTGCGCCGCCAGGTCGCGCGCCACCGCCGGCATGTTGCCGGAGTCCAGCGCCATCGCCACGGGCCAGCCCTGCGCCATGTGCACGCTCGCCGCCGTCGCATAACCCTCGGCCTCGGCGATCACCGCCGCACCGTCCAACTCGCCCAGCACATGCCGGCATCCCGCCTTGCGCCCGTACTTCGGGAACAGCTTCGTGCCCTGCTCATTGATCGCCTGCAGGCTCCACAACTTCCCCGCCGCATCGCGCAGCGGCACCGCCACAGTGCCGGCCTTGAACATCAGGAACGACAGCGAATCCGGTCTGGGCTTCGGCATGTGCGCGAAGAACTCCCGCGCCTCGCTCCCCACCCACACATCGCAGCGCTGGCGCTCATCATCGATGGCCAGCACAACCGTGTAGTGGAAAAAGCCCACACCAAAAGCCCCCACCTGCTTGCGTTCCAGGTAGGGGCTTTCGCCTTGCGGCTTACAGTGCTTCGTCCAGATCAGCTCGCACGCGGCGGCCACGGCCTCACGCATCACCTGCGCCCGCGCCTCGTCCGCCTCGATCTCCGCCTGGCGCACAGCACGGCGCGCTTCCGCTTCGGCATTCAGCCGGCGTTTCTCCTCGGCGGTCATCGGCTCGCGGCGCGGGCGCCACCCGTTGTCCTTCGCCAGCTTGATCACCGTGCCCATGCCCGTGCCCGCCTTGCGGAACGAGCGCCACACCGTTTTCGCATCGGCCGCGTTATATCCATCGCCGGTCGCGCTCCAGGTATCCCAGGCATCGAACCCAGTGCTGGCAAACTCCGCCTTGATACCCATACCCACCTGCAACCAGGTGTCGCGGTCATCCGCGCGGATGAACTGCAACAGTTCGGCGAGGTCGGCCAGGGTGAGAGGTACAGGCTCAGACATCGTCCGTTCCCCCGGCTACAGCCCTACGGTCGCCAGGCAAGCAGTACATCGCCTGCTGCCCGCCTTCCTTTCCCACGACGCAGGTCATGTCGATATCCGGGGCGTAGAAGGTCCACGCCTTGCCGTTCCCGGCAAACCGATCAGCAAGCTGCACGCAGAGCATCACCGTCAGGACAGCCGCGAGTAGCGTCCAAATCATCGAACCGAGGCGGCTCATTGTTGAACGCTCAACCACGGCGCACCCCCGCATTCCGCTTGTCCTCGAAGACCTGGCACTCCACGCACAGCCGGCACCCTTTCACCGCCTCGCGCCGGGCTGGCGGAATCTCCACGCCGCACTCCTCGCACTCGCTCAGGCTCACGCCCTCATAACGCACACGGGCGGCAATCGCCGCCTCCCGTTCGTCCAGCTCGCGCTGTTGCGCCATCTCGAATGCACGCTCATCCATGAGAGCTCTCCTCCATCGCCTGCTCGGCGCCGGCGACGATCCCGAGAATCTCCCCGATCATCCGGTTCGCGTGGTAGCGCAGCGTCTCCACCTCGTGCGGCTCCCAGCGGTTATCCGCTGCGCCGTCATGCAGGCTGCCGACAAACTCTCCCTCGGCCTGCAACAGCGCGCCCAGCGCCTTCAGCGCATCGCGCGTCGCTGGTACCGGCTGCGGCACGAATGCCACCGCGCCGGCCGGGCGCACCAACGCCGCCAACAGGCGCGGGTCGCGCGTCGTAGCGACGATCTCCTCAATGAACTCAGGGTGAATTGGGCGGTGGCCCTCAGGGTTGACGCGCTTGCTCAGCTCGTCCGGGTCCATGCCGATGGTCAGCGCCACCGCGTTCTGGCCCCCTGTTGCGTCGCGCGTGGCGCGGTACAGCGCCTGGCGGGTATTAAGCACCGGGCCTTTGCCCGGTAGTAGATCTCTGCGGCTCATGGCTTTAATGCCCCGGTAACGCTGTAGCCAGCTGCAGGGCAGTTGCCCTACAGTTGGCTCACAGCTCGCGACCTTCCCGATACGTGCTGTGTCCTCGGGTCGCGGGTTGAGGGAGTCAGGGGTGGTACCCGTCTCCCGGACCGCTGGGTCAAGGCTCTTACTTTGGTGAGTGGGCGCCTTGATTCCAGCCTCTACATCCACCTGCCGCCGTGGCGACAGGTTTGTTGCTCTTGGCCCTGGGCCTGTGCCGACTCCGGTCTGCTGGTGAGGCTCCCGAAGCCGGCCCCCGCCGCCTGAATCCTTGTGCTGTATCCCGGCGAGGTGTGCCTTGGTGAGTAGTCAGGCTGCTGATTTGCGGGGAACTTCCGACTCGCGCAGCGAGGAATCTGAACCGCCAACCTTCTGTGCGTAGAGCGATTCGATTGCCTTGCCTGTGGTGTAGCGAACATCGGAGCCATTCAGCGCCCGGTGGATCGTAGGCTGAGTGGCGCCCACCGCCTCGGCGATGGAGCCTTGGGTGTAACCCGCCTCAAGCAGCCCTTCGATCATGTTCTTGATGGTCATCGCTCAATCCTATGCGTATTCGCATTGAAATCGATAATACGCGGACGTATTGAGCGAATCAATACACTCGGCAATACGTTTTTGAATTGGAAACAGCCATGCATATAGGCAAGCGACTTGCCGCGAAGCTGGAAGAGCTTGGCTGGTCGGAAGGCGAGCTGAAACGCCGTTCCGGCGTATCGCAGCCGACCATCCATAGAATTATTACTGGTGAGTCTCAAGACCCTCGCCAGAGCAACGTCGAGAAGATCGCCCGGGCGCTCGGCGTAAACGCTCACTGGCTGCGGCATGGCGGCCCGAACGCCACAGGCACGAAGGAAGGCCCGGCGTCCTACGCTATTGATATGGAGCCGGGCCCGGAAATCGTTACCCCTTATCGTCCGATCAAGATCGTCGGCACCGCACAGCTGGGTAACGAGGGCTACTGGTATGCATTGGACGGAGGTGATGGCGTGGTTGACGTGCCCTCTCGCGACCCGGATGCCTACGCATTGCGTCTGCGCGGCGACTCAATGGCACCGGCGATCCGCTCCGGGTGGATCGCTGTCTGCGAACCTAACCACTCATGGGTACCAGGTGAATATGTGCTGATCTGCCTCACCAGTGGAGAAAGCATGGTCAAGGAATTGCTCTACGCCAACGACACGGAAGTCAGCGTCATGTCCGTCAACGACGCCTTCGGCCGCCGCACCATCCCCGTCGAGCAGATCGAAACCATCCACTACGTCGGCGCCATTCTGCCGCCGAGCAAGGTAAGGGTGTAGACATGGAAATCAGGGAAAGCACGCTGCTGGCGTTCTTCAAGAAGGCTGGGCGCTATACCAAGTGCCCCTTCTGTCCGCACGACGGCGCATGGGCGTTCCATCTCGCAGAGGCGCGGAGCGATACAAACGACCATGACCCGCTGATGGAGATTCACAAGATCGGCGCGTCGAGTGCAATCGCGATGTCGTGCCCGAACTGCGGACACCTATCAATGATCTCCACGATGGTCATTACCGGCGAGCTGGCGGAGGCTATAAACAATGGCTGATGTGACCCACCTCGCCAGCTGGCGTGACAAAAGAGGCGACCAAGGCAATACTGGCGGGACAAATCCCCCCGGAGGTAATGACGTGGAAGCGCGAGTGGCGAAGCTTGAGACTCACGTCGAGTACATTCGGCGAGACCTCGATGAGGTTCTTGCGGACGTCAGAACTATCAAGAGCCGCATGGCCTATTTTGCGGGCGCAGCTGCCGTCGTTACGATTATCCTGGGCTGGCTGGCAAACAGTCGCTTCGACCAGATCGTGCAGCTGATAGCCAAGTAAATAGCGATGTCATTCGTGCTAAGCCCCGCACTAAGCGGGGCTTTTTGTATCCGCCGCGCCTGTAAGCCAAAGCCTACGCACTTCATCACATGCCGGCCGTAGCTAACCCCTTCAGCGCAGGCGCATAGTCCGCTCGCAATGACGCATGGATGCGCAACGGCCTGGATGGCCTCAGGGACAATCGCGCGGACCGCGACCTAGGACACACGGATGAAAAGCATGCTACAGGGCCCCGCTTCGGCGGGGCTTTTTTCGTCTGCTGCGCAATCAACCCTCGTCTGCTCGCTTTCTTTACATGTGGCGCCGCGCCACTGCGCCAAACCGTTGCCCGAGCTACCCACCATAACTACTGTACATAGATACAGCAGTCAGGAGGATTCTCATGCAAGGGCCAGCATCGCTCACCCACCCATCGCAGCTCTCGACCTATCACCGGCTGGTGCGCAGAGTGAAGCGCACCATCACTACACCGCGCGCCCAGCGCGAATGCCAAGCCAACCTCGCGCCGCAGCAGGATGACCGGCCCGAAGACTGGGAGCGCCTGCTGGATGAAATCCAGCAAACGGACGGCGTCGCCATGACCAAGCGGCCAGATGGCAGCGTTCACGTCCGCTGGCGCTCTGCTGCGCGCTACCCCGAATCGTCGGCACTGTGACAACGGAAGTTCGCTCACCTATCCAATGCGGCTATTCGTTTACGCATTGACACGGTCAATACGCTGACGTATTGTTCTCGCGTACCCACTCACCACGGGATCGCGACAATGGACACAGCACAGCACAGCAGCACCCGCTGCCCGGTCTACTTGCACCCGGCAGCGGCGTCTAACCCCACCACCGTTGCAAGCATTCAACGCGCCACTGGCCAGCTGATCGTGCTCACAGGTGGGCGCCCGCAACTCAAGCGCAACACCCTGCCCGCCCTCGAGAGCTTCGGCCCGTTCGGAGGGGATTGCGCATGAGCGTCTACTCCCTCACCAAGGGCAGCGAGCACGCGCTCAAGCTGCTCGCCCTAACCGGCGGCAACGACACGTTGCTGCTCATCCAGCCAGCCCGAGAAATCCGCGCGGAAATCCACGTGCAACCGGCTGCAGAGCAAAAGCTCGAGGCCGCTCTGCGCCTGCGCGAGCAGCGCCACAGCATGACGCTCCAGACAGGCGACAGCGCCAATGCCCAGCACTTGGCTGACTGGGTCGAGGCGATTGCCAACGGCACGCTGGATACAGCGCTGGCGGTGCCGCAGCGCACCGAGCCTAACCCGGCGCAGGTTGAACAGGCCGCCTTCGACGCGTGGTATGCGACACCAGAAGCCTTCAAGGCTGGCGACTGCGATGGTTGGCGTGGCATCGCCTGGGCAGCATGGCAAGCCCGCGCCGCCCTGGCCTCTGCGCCCGCAGCCTGAGGCCCACCACCATGAACCGCACTCTCGACCAAGCCGCCGCCGTGCTCGGCGTCGGCCCGCGCAAGCTGCGCGCACGCATGCGCGCGCTGGGGCTGCTCAACCACGCCGACGAGCTGATCAGCAGCGAGCGCGGCCAGGGCCGGCTGTTCGTCGACACCCGCAGCCGCTGGAACCCGGCCATCAACAGCTACACCCATTACGGCGTGGTCATGGCCACCGAAGATGGCATCGCGTGGCTGGCCGAGCAGCTGGAAATCACCATCACCCGCAAGGACGTCGCCGCATGAGCACCTCCGCGACCCAACACGCGATCGGCGCCCTCAAGCTCGCCAGCCTCCATCTGGACCACCCCAGCGTGATCCCAGGCCGAATGCTGCACGCCACCTGCGCCGAAGCCATCGACCGTCTGCAAACCAACCAGCCCCACGCGGATGACCTCGGCCGGCTCTGGTGCTCGCTGTTCGCGGTACTGCCGGGTGGCTACCTGCCACACGTCACCCTCACCACGGATCAGGCCGCGCCATTCGCCTGCGTCATCACCGACGCCACCGGCAACGTGGTCGACCGGCAGGCCGGCAAGACCATCGAGGGCATCACCGAAATCATCCGCCTGCGCCACGCACCCAGCGCGCCACGCGCCGTCGAGGGGCGCGGGGACCACGAAGGGGCCAGCCAGTGACCAGCACCTACGAGCAATTGCTGCGCCGCTACGACCGGCCCTGCCTGCCACTGGACGAAGTGCGCGCCGAGTACCTGCCGCACATCAACAGCATGGAGTACCTGCTGGACGAGATCCGCACCGGCGCCATCAAGCTGCGCTACACCCGCCTGCACGGCACCCGCAAGGCGCAGCCCGTGGTGTACCTGCAGGACCTGGCCAACTGGCTCGATGCACAGAACCCCACCCATTCCGCCGCCTCAACCAAGGCGGCATACCCGCCCACCACGGGCAACCAAAGAGGCACAGCACGCCATGAAACCCACCGATACCAGTGACTTCATCAACTCCCTCAACGCCGGGGTTTTCGCCCAGCAGGTTGGTCGCGCACTGTCCGACGTCGCCGCCGGCGTGGTCGAGCACAGCAAGCAGGGCCAGGTGACGCTCACCTTCAAGCTCAAGCAGATCGGCCAGAGCAATCAGGTCGCCGTGTCGCACACGCTCGACTACGTGCAACCCACCAAGCGCGGCAAGAAGCGCGAGGACACCACCCTCGACACCCCGCTCTACGTCACCGCCAACGGCCTGGAACTGTTCCAGACCAACCCCACCGACCAGCTCTTCAAACCCGAGCAGGCGCCTGTAGTTGCCCGCGAAGTCTGACTCGCCTCACCAAGTCCCACTCACCAAAAGGAAGACACAGCATGTCGCTGACCAAAGACGCCATCCAGCACCTCGAAACCACCGCCATCGCCGCTGCGAGCGTGATGCCTCACCAGCAGATTCCGACCATCGCCCTGCCGGATGACATGAGCATCCACAACCTTGAGTGCTTCGCCGAGCATCGCGCGCGCTTCCGCGGCGAAATGGTCACCGCCAGCATCGCCGACTTCTCCAACTACGTGCTTAACCACGGCGGGCAGGCGGTTGCCGCCTTCATCGATCAGGACCGCATGGCCTGCCGGGCGTTCTTCAACCTGGGAATCCCGGCCGAGCCGGGCCACGGTGACGACACCGCCCTGCTCGCCCTCAAGCCCACCGCCGCCTTCGCTGCCCTGCTGAGCATCGCAGGCAAGCCGCTGGCCCAACGCGATCTGGCCGAATGGATGGAAGACTGGGCGCACTGCCTCACCGCCTACGAATCCGGTGCTGAAATGTCCGTGCCGGCCCCCTGCGCGGCAGTGCGAAACATCACCATCAAGGCCGCCAGCGAGCGCACCCACACCGAGCACAACTTCGGCGCAGCCCGCTCGGCAATGGACGAGATCGAGGCCAAGAGCCAGGACCGTCTGCCCACTGACCTAGTGTTCACCACCCTGCCGTATGAGGGGCTTGAGCTGCAGCGCATCACCCTGCGCCTGTCCGTGATCACCGGCGACAAGCCGGTGCTCAAGCTGCGTTGGGTGCGGGAAGAGGCCCAGCGAGAGGAGATCGCTCAGGACTTCAAACGCGTGATCCAGCAGCAAATCGGCGGCGCCGCCACCGTCACTCTCGGCACCTTCCGCCTGGGCGAATAACCACCACACCGCCGGCCTCACCAGCCGGCGGTCACCACGGGGACACAGCACATGAACATCACCACCATTCAGATACTTGCCTTGATCGGCTGCGTTGCCGCCGCGGCACTCGTGTTCGGCATCGGCTTCTATGAAGGGCTGCGCGCCGGCAAGCGCGAGGCTTTCGACACCGGCTACCAGCGCGGCCTGCAGGCCCACCGGCACGAGCTGCGCCGCCTGCACGAGCAGCGCGACAAGGCCCAGCACGAGCACACCATCACCCGCCTCGACGCCGCCCAGGCAATCGAGCAGCTGACCTCAGAGCTGGACACCTGCAAGGCCCAGATCGCCACCCTGCAGAACCGAGCGCTGACCGAGGCAGACGCCGACCACCTGATCGCGATGGCCGACAAACTCAGCCTGGCCGCCAACACCTTCGCCGGCCTGCGCTCGAACGACCAGGCAGAAACCTGCCGCCGCCTCTCCAACACCGCCCGCGCCATGTTCGACCGCTACTGGCAGACCTTGCCGGTGCTGGAAGTGGAGGTGATGGCATGAGCCAGTCCAGCACCTGCCTGCGCGCCCGCCGCGCTGTACCTCTGCAGAACATCATTGCCACCAGCGGCGAGTCATTCATCTGCGTCGGCTACAACCACCCCAAGGACCGCAGCATTCCGCAGGATCGCTTCTGCCATTGCTGGAAGAACGACGCGGTAGACGAGCACAGCCATTGGGACCGTCGCGACATCGCCGACACTCTGTCCGTCATGGCTACCGCGCTCAGCATCGACGCCAACATCATGGCTTCGGAAAAGATGACTGAGGCCCAGATGAACAAGGCCGACCTCACCGCTCAACAGCCAGAGGAAGACCTACCACCAGACGCCGCCGTCGCCGCCATCGCCTATGCGCTGGACTTGCGCACAGAGGAGCCGATGGTATTCCTGCGCCTCTGGAACAATGGCGACTTCGACGAGTGCCGCGAAGGCTGGCCAGACGCGCCCGCAGAGGTCTACATCGGCGCCGATCCGCTGTATGTGCCGGAAGCACAGGAGGTCCAGCCATGACTTGGATTCTCACCCGCACCGGCCGCCGCTTCGACCTCCTCGCACCCAAGGCCGACCAGGTCAGCACGCTGGACATCGCCCACGCTCTGTCGCAGCTCTGCCGCTTCAACGGCCACACCAGCCGGCACTACTCCGTCGCGCAGCACAGCCTGCTGGTGGCCAGCATCGTGCCGGCCGAGCATCAGCTCGCCGCCCTGCTCCACGACGCTACCGAAGCCTACGTCGGTGACATGACTCGCCCACTCAAGGCCCTGCTGCCGGACTTCAGCGCCATTGAGCACGGCATCTGGCTCGCCATCTGCGAGCGCTTCCAGCTCGCCCCGCAACTGCCCGAGTGCATTCACGAGGCGGACATGGTCGCCCTGGCAACCGAACGCCGCGACCTCATGCCCGAGCACGGCGAGAGCTGGCCGTGCCTGGAAGGCGTGACACCGGCACCGTGGCGGCTGCCCGAATGGACCAACACCCACGCCTGCGTCCAGTACCACGGCAAGCTGCTCGAACTGCTGTCCACCACCCACCGCGCCCGCGCCAGCTCCACCTGGGAGCGCGTGGACACCGAACACACCGGTGCCGCCGCGCCGCAGTGCTTGTGAGGTGAGCATGGACAATATCTTTCGCATCCACCCGCAGCCGGCGTTCAATTTCAGCGGCCTGGTCATCGACAACTTCGCCGGCGGCGGCGGTGCCTCAACGGGCATCGAGCTTGGTATCGGCCGCCCGGTCGACATTGCCATCAACCACGACCCCGAAGCGGTGGCGATGCACGACATCAACCACCCGCACACCAAGCACTTCTGTGAATCGGTCTGGGAAGTCGACCCGCGTGTGATCGTAGACGGCCGCCCGGTCGACCTCTGCTGGTTCTCGCCAGACTGCAAGCATTTCAGCAAGGCCAAGGGCGGTGCGCCTGTGAAGAAGGAGATACGCGGCCTCGCCTGGGTCGCCATCCGCTACGCCGCCACCGTCAAGCCGAAAGTCATCATGCTGGAGAACGTCGAGGAGTTCGTCACCTGGGGGCCGCTGGCCACCGACGGCCGGCCCTGTCCGAAGAACAAGGGCCGCACCTTCGCCAGCTTCACCAATGCCCTTCGGCGGCTCGGTTACGCAGTGGATTGGCGCGAGCTCCGCGCCTGCGACTACGGCGCCCCTACCATCCGCAAGCGCTTGTTCCTCATTGCCCGCCGCGATGGCCTGCCCATCGTCTGGCCGGAGCCCACCCACGGCGACCCAGCAAGCGAAGCGGTGAAGGCCAAGCGCTTGAAGCCGTGGCGCACCGCAGCGGAAATAATCGACTGGTCGCTGCCATGCCCGTCGATCTTCACCCGCAAAAAGCCGCTCGCCGAGGCGACCATGCGGCGAATCGCGCGGGGCGTTCAGCGCTACGTGCTGGAATCGGCCAATCCGTTTCTGGTGAAGGTCAACCACGGGTACGACTACTTCCGGGGCCAGGCCCTGAACGAACCGATCCAGACCATCACCAGCAAGCTGGGTACAGCGCTGGTCGTGCCTACGCTTGCCCCGTTCATCACCGAGCACGCCAACGGCAGCAGTCAGCGCAACATGCCGGCCGACGAACCGCTGCGCACCATCTGCGCCCAGGTGAAGGGCGGCCACTTCGCGCTGGTCGCCCCGGTGATCACCAAGTTCCGGTCGAATGATCGTGGCTCATCGGTTGAAGCGCCCCTCGCAACAGTCACGGCGAACAGCTTCATCAAGAAGCCGGGCGGCGCAGCACCGATCGGTCTCGTCGCCGCCTTCCTTGCCAAGCACTACGGCGGCAACTACACCGGCCCGGGCAGCAGCCTGCAAAGCCCCCTGCCGACCGCAACCACCGTCGACCACAACGCACTGGTGACCAGCCACCTGGTGAAGCTGCGCAACAACTGCATCGGCCAGGACCTGCGCGAGCCGATCCATACCCTCACCACTGGCGGGCACATGGGCGAAGTGCGGGCCTTCCTGCTCAAGTACTACGGCACCGGCGACGGCCAGCAGCTGCAGGACCCGCTGCACACGGTCACCACCAAGGACCGCCACGCACTGGTGATGATCAAGGGCGAGCCCTACCAGATCGTCGACATTGGCATGCGCATGCTCGAGCCACACGAGCTGTTCGCTGCCCAGGGCTTCCCAGTCGACTACATCCACGACCGCACCGCCGGCGGCAAAAAGCTCAGCAAGGCCGCTCAGGTGCGCATGTGCGGCAACAGCGTCTGCCCACCGGTTGCCGCCGCCCTGGTCCGCGCCAACCTCGTGGACGTGCAGCCGAGCGAGGTGGCTGCATGAGCCAGACCCTGATCGTTTCGACGGTCCAGCGCACCCCGGATCAATGGCAAGGTTGCTTACGCGACGCCGCCTTAAACATTCTTTGGCGCTGCGCGCACAAACACACTGGCACCTATCTGAAGGCTGTGGAATGCGCGGAAGCTGAACGAGAGCGCCGGCAGCCTACGCCTGTACATACAGGCCCAGCCCCCGAAGGCGCCACCCATATAGGTAAGGAGAGCGGGAGCTTTTATCGACCAGACGACGAGAATCACCTGATCCAGGTCTATCGCAGAGGTCGATGGATAGGCGAGGCCATGCACGCCTCCAACTTGCTAGTTAGCTCCTCGTTCATCACGGTGCGCGGCGCGCCGCCAAGGGTTCAGCCCGCAGAGCAGAGCCCCACTGCATCGCCCGTCGCCCCGCAGAAACAGCAACAACAAGTGTTCGACTTCGGAACGTCAGCAGAGGATGCAGCATGACCTACTCCATCTTCTTCACCACGGAAATGCCCAACGACACCGCCCAGGTCAGCGGCCGCCTGCCGCGCAAGCCGCAGTGCTGGACGATGGAATGGCTGGTCAGGACGCCGGACGGCAAGACCCACGTCGACAACTCCCGCACCATCCAGCGCGCCACCTATGAGGAGGTGAACGCGATCATGGGCGCCATCATCGACGACATCAAAGCCGAGATCGGCGAGCTGGCCACGTTCATCAGCTACCGCCTGACCTGCCACGGCGGCACCAAGAAGCATCGCAAGGGAGGGAAGCGGCGATGAATACCGCATTTCTGCTGATGGCCCAGTACAACGGCCAGGCGATTATTCCTCTAGAGCGGGTGTGCTCGGACTATTTCAGCCATCTGACGCCGGACAAACTCCAGCGCAAGGTGGCCACTGGCGAAGTGGATTTGCCAGTGGTTCGCATCGAGGGAAGCCAGAAGGCTGCCAAGGGTGTGCACCTCACCGACCTCGCCGCTTACCTGGATGAGCAACGCCGCAAGGCCGTGGCCGAGAACGACAAACTACACGGTCGTTTCAAGCGAGCCAGCTGAGCTTTTGTCCGCTTCTTTCCCTCTGGCGCCCAGCTCAACGGGCGCCGCTATTATCCGCTCCAACCAATTCCAACCGGCGTAAGGATCGCCGCGACCCCGCAAATGGGTGTAGCGACGTAGCGAGTTCCAATCCCGATGGCCAGACACACTGGCCACCCGCGGGATGTCCCAGTCCATCTCGAACAGCCGGCTCACACCATCATGCCGGAGGTCGTGAAACGTTAGGTCATCCAACTCCAGGAACTTGCCGGCCCGGGTGAACGCCGCGGAAATCGAGTCGCTGTTGTAGGGAAAGATCTCCTCACAGTGCCTCGGCATACTTTTCAGGATCGCCCAGGCTTCATCAGGAAGATGGCACCACACATCGTTACCGATCTTCTGACCAGGGTTCTTCATATCCCGAACCAGCACGGCCTGCCGCTTTTCATCCAGATCGGCCCAGCGGATTCGCGTGATCTCTTCCTGACGACGGGTGGAGAAAATGGCGAAGCCGATGATCTTCGGCATGTTGATTGAGCTTCGCCGCCGCTTCTGCGTCTCGAAGAAATACTCGAGCAGCTTGTCCAGCTCATCCGCCGTGGGCCGCCGATCGCGCTCTCTGCTCTTGGTGCGCACCCCGAGCTTACGCAACACCTTGCGTGCGTCACCAACCGCATGCGGATCGACGTCATACCCCCAGGCAGGCTTTGCAACCGATAGCACCGCACCAAGGTGCGCCAGATCGTTGCCCACGGTCTGCCCCTTCACGCCGCCGCCCTCTGACCCCATCCGCCAGGTTGCGAACTCCACCAGCCGCTGACTGGTTACGTCGACGTCCGCCAAGTCTCCCAGCCAAGTGCTAGCGATCGCCTTCAATGTTGCACGTTTGGTCTTGCCCAGAGGGCGAATCCGTTCGTACTCCTCCAGGTACTGGTCGATGATGTCTCGCAGCGTAGACGCTTTCCGATTCGCACGAGCGAGCGCACCGGGCTCTGCCAGCTCCGTCTCCCGGCGCTTCACCCATGCTTGTGCAGTCTGCTTGCGGTCGAAGGTCTGGCTTTCTTGATAAACTACCTTGCCTTCGCGCTTGATCCTGATCTGCGCGGTATACCCAACCCCGCCGCCCTTCCGCGGCCGCGCCGTTATCGTCCCCAT